ATATGTTCCGCACCCCGATATTCAGACACTTAGACCGTTTTTGAGGTTTGTCCCTTATTATGTCCCGAAGTTGTATATTTGTAGGGGACAAAAATTTAAAACTATGGGAATATTAAGCATGAAAGAGTTTGCGGACTCAATGAATATAAGTTATGACACGGTTAAGAAGAATGCACAACGTGGTAATATAATCAAGGGGACAAATGGAAAGATTGACACAGATAACCCTACTAATAAATTGTTTTTTGATAAACAAATGGTTCAAAATTCGGTTAATGTCCCTAAAGAGAAAAAATTACCAACTAAAAAAGGGACTGTTAAGGCTGAAAAAGTAGTTGAAAAGCCAACTGGACTAACTAAAATTCAAAAAGAATATGCGGAAATTGAGTTAAGAAAGAAACTTGCCGACTTGGATTTAGTTGAAAGAAGTGCAGAACTTAAAAAAATACAACTAGAGAAATCAGCGGGAAACCTTTTACCAGTTGACTTAGTATCAACTATTTTCAGTATTAATATTCAAAGTATTTTCAAGACTTTAGATGCGGATATTGATAATATGGCTAGTCTTTATGTTAATAGGTTTAGTGGTACTAGTAGGGATTTAGCCGAAATATCAGAACAAATGAGGGTCGAATTGAGTAAATCTATTGAGAAGTGTAAAGAAAATGCAAGTGTTGAAATTGAAAACGCTGTTAATGAGTTTCAGGATATAAAAGGTAGGGGCGAAAGGTAAATTTACCTTTTTTTAAAAACCTAGTGTTTATAGGGGTTTAGTCTACATTGCTTCGACGGTGGAGACAAAAATAAATTAATTAAAAAAATATAAAATTTTCGTGTGCAAATAAATTTTGCATTCGAGTAAACCTAATTAAAAAAAAAACAAAACAATGAATATTACAGAAGAACAAATTAGAAGAGTTATGAAAAATTATGAAGGAAAATTAAAAACAAAACCAATAGATACAGATTTTGGATGGCACGAACAACAAGGATTTGATGACGAACCAAGCGGATGGATGTTGGAAGGTGGTGAAGAAGCTTATTATAAAGCATTTAAAGAATGGGAAGATAATAAGCATTTAATTTCCGACTTAAAAAAAGATGAAAATAACAACTAAATTTTAAAACTATGATTGGAATAGTAACTTTCGGATTAGCTTATTTAATAGCTAAAAAACTAGACAAATTAGGTGACTATAAAAAGCCTAAAGGAAAATATAAGAATCGTTATAGATAAAAAAAACAGCTTATGAACCTAAAAGAAATATTCAAAAACTCATTTAAAAAAATACTTGAAAAGAGTTATTCTTATCGGGTAATAAAAAAGATACCTAGTGAATGGGTAGAAGAAAATGTTTATTTAACCAGTGCGGAAAGTGTCCGTACTGGTTATTTTAGTTATAACTATTCTCCATATAGTAGAGAGGTTATAAATAGAATATCTACTAATGATCCAGCAGAAGTTATAGCGATTATGAAATGTTCGCAAAGTGGTTTTACTTCAGGTGTGATAATTCCAGGAATGATTTACGCTATTGATGAAGCACCTGCAAATATTTTGTTTTTGTCGGGAAATGAAACGCTTTTAAAGGATACAATTAGAGATAGATTTGATACTGTAATTAACAACAATACAAGGTTAAAAGATTTAATAAGACCTAGTGTTGTAAAGAAAAAAAATCAAAAGTCAGGAGATACTGATGCAAAAAAAGAATATGCTGGGGGGTCCTTGACTGCGATTACTTATAACCCATCAAAACTAAGATTTTATTCAGTTAAGTATATATTTGCTGATGAGTTTGACGATGCACCAAGAAATGATAAAAAAGAGGGTTCTATTCGTGCATTAGTTGAAGCACGTGCAAAATCTGTAGGATCAAGGCGTAAAATAGTTTACTGCAGTTCTCCAACTGTAAAGGGAAAAAGTAATATTGAGGAAGTATATGAAAAAGGAGATAAAAGGCATTGGAATTGGGAGTGTCCACATTGTAAAGAATATATACCTATTCTTTGGAAAGTTGAAAAAGGAGATGGAAATTTTGCAGGCATTAAATGGCAGTTAGACGAAAACAAAGAACTAATAGAAGATTCAGTACATTATGAATGTCAAAATTGCGAGGGTAAAATATTTTACAGACATAAATATGATTTAAATTTAACTGGAAAATGGATTCCAACTTGTAAACCAAAAGAGCCGAACCACTATAGTTATAAATTTAATGCGCTTTGTAATCCTCCTGGCTTTAGTTCATGGAGTAAATTAGTTCGTCAATGGTTAGAAGCTAATCCACCAGGCGAAGTTGTGGACCAAGAGAAATTAAAAACATTTTTAAATACTGAACTTGGGGAGTTATGGGAAGAAAAAGGAACTGAAATCAAAATCCATGCTTTGATGGAAAATACAAGGTCTTACAATATTGGTGTTATTCCGGATAAAACAATTGAAGCAGATGGACATGGTAAAATTGCCCTTATAACAATGGCTTGTGATTTAGGAGGTATAATGAATGAAAACACAGAAGATGTACGCTTAGATTATGAGATAGTGGCTCACAGTACTAAAGGGCGTACTTATGCTGTTACCCATGGAAGTATTGGAACTTTTAAGAGAAGTCGTGAAAAAAGTAAAAAAGACAAACTAGATGATGAAAATGGAGTTAGAACAATGTGGACCTATCGTCAAGGTGTTGAGAATTGTGTTTGGGATAAATTGAAAGAAATTATAGAGACTAATTTTCAATCTGAAAGTGGGAATGTTTACAATATAGATATTACTGTAATTGATACTGGTGGTGGTGGAGTTGGAGAAGAAAACCGATTCACAAAACTAGCCTACAATTTCATAGATTCATGCAATACTAGTTTAGTAATTGGTATTAAAGGAGAGGGAGAAGAGTTTAGGAAAACAAACAAGGATAGTCGTATTATAAGACCATCATCGGAGTTAAGAGGTAAGTTATACATACTTCAAGTAAATCAATTGAAAGATATTCTTTCACAAAACATACAACTCAAAAGAGGTATGGATGGTTTCCAACCTATGGGCTTTATGAACTTTCCAATGCCTGAAAATGGGAAATATACAATGTCATCTTATTTTAGTCATTTTGAGGGAGAGCATAGGGTACCTGAATACAAGAATGATGTCGAAGTTGGTTTTGCTTGGAAAAAGAAACACTCAGGAGTTAAAAACCACTTTTTTGACGTTGCTGTTTATAACATTGCAGCACGTGAGATATATCTTGATATTTTAAGGGGTTCAGATTCTAAACTTAGAAATATGACATTGGATGAGTTTTATGATTTCATGGAAAATTAAAAATATTTTGTAATTTTTTTAAAATTTATTAGGTTATTTAAAAATATTTTGTAATTTAGCAGAGTCAAATAAGTATAACAATTAAAAAAATAATATTATGAAAAATGTAATTAAATTTTTAGACTCATCAAATAATTTAACTTTAGTTCAAGCGACTACTCAAAGAACATCATTGATTTGCTTATATGATATTGTAAGTGGAGAAAAATTATACTATGAAGATTCTATAAATGCATCTGAAAAAAGAAATGAAATACTTGTAGCTCCAAATGGAAGAAACTATAAAAGAATTGAGCAAATATCAACAGCATTAAAATCATCAAATAGAATCACAAGTGTAAAAACAGAAGAATTAAAAACCCAAACTCAAAAACACAAAACTAACCCGCCATTTCTTATACACATTGTTATATGATGGATTTATATTTAGAAAAATGAAAACAAAAGAAGAATTTGAAGAAAAATTAATAGTTGGCGTAAAAATTAGATTCGGAAAAGAATACGCAAAAGAACATTATGCAACTGAAGGAGAAATTATAACTTTGGTTGAAGGCGATTTTGAAGATTATAACGGTCTTTACACCACCACAGAATACTCTCCAAGTGTATGGGATGAAGAAGTGGGTGAGTTCAATAGCATTTATCATTTATTTGGTAACGATTTTGAAAACTGGATGGATAACACGATAGTTGAGTAAGCTATCATATAACAGCCTGATTTGCGATCGTTTTAATGTCGCCAATCATTTGTTATGATTTGTTATGATTAACGCTATAAACAATAAATTGCTTACATTTGTAGTATAAATTTATTTTTTAATAGAATTTAAAATTTTTGACACCTAAAAGCCTCTACTTAATTGTGGGGGCTTTTTTTGTACATTTGTATTAATAAAAAAATAAATTATATGATAGATGGCATTTACACAATTTCGCAATATGTAGAGTCTAAGACTGACTTACTAGCGAGGATTAAAGCGTATGATAACTTGATTTCAGCAATGGAACTAAAGTTATTAGATTCAATTGGTAATTCTGACTTAGAGGAATATCAAATGGAAGATGGACAAATAAAAATCCGTACAAGATTTAGAACAGTTCAAAATGTTCAAGATGGTATTAAGGCATTAGAACAAGCTAAACAAAGGCTAGTTAATAGTTACAACGGAAGATCAACAGTATTAAGAGGTGGTAAATTTTGTTAATTATGGGGATATTTGATTTTTTTAAAAGTAAAAAAGTAGAGGTTCAAGAGATTGAAACTAGACAGCCTACAGTTAGTAATAGTAGTTATGATTATGATTCATTTACTTATGGTACTAACTGGCCCATAGTTTCAAAAACTTGGGATGGTGAAAAAACAGATGGAGAACTTGGAGTTGTGGTTAAAAATGTTCCTGACTATCTAAGGTTAAGATTAAGGGCCTACGATGCACAAATGAAAATTGATATTATAAATATCATTACAGGGCGTTATTTTAAGTGGGTAATTGGTTCCGGATTAAAACTACAGAGTGAACCAAACAAAACTATTTTAGAGATGGAGGGTGTAACTTTACCCGCTATGTTTTCTGAAAAAACAGAGGCCCGTTTTAAGATTTGGGCCAACTCTAAATATGCATCATTTGATAGACAAGGTAACTTGCATTCAAAAGCATTAGAATGTTTTGGAACTTCATTTTTAGGTGGTGATTCTTTGGTAGTTTGTAGAATTGATAATTATGGTTTAAATGTTCAGGTTATAGATGGTCAACATATTAAAACACCAAATCAAGAACTTTTAGACGAAGTAATTGCAAGGGGCAACTATGAGGAATACGGTATTGAATTTAATAATAGAGGTGAGCATGTCGCATATTTTGTAGCGTCAAAAAGTAATAAAAAAGATTTCTTAGAAGCTGGAAAATTTGAAAGAATTGCAGTTTATGGAAAAGCAACAAATCGTAAGTTAGCTTGGATGGTTTACGGTTCAAAACATAGAATCGACCATAAAAGAGGTATTTCAAGAATTTCCCATATACTTGAAAAAGTTAATAAGTTAGACCGTTATACAGAATCTACAGTTAGTAAAGCTGAACAATCTGCAAATATTGTTAACTACATAGAGCACAATTCAGAAAGTACTGGTGAGAATCCACTTGCAGCAATTAAAAATAGAAAGCTTAATATCAATGGTGGTTCAGGTGATGAAAAAACAGCATACGAGCTTGCAGATGGTTTAGCGAATAGAATTCAACAAACAACATCAAATGTTACTTACAACATGCCTATAGGTAGTAAAATGACACCTTATCAAAGTAATGCTGAGAATAATTACCAAGCTTTTCAAAGTGCTGTTTTTGATGGTATTTGTGCAAGTGTTGACATGCCACCTGAAGTTGCAAGCCAAAAGTATAACTCTAACTATTCGGCTTCAAGAGCTGCAATAAATGGATGGGGTTATATTATCGATATTGAAAGAATGAATTGTGCTAATGACTTTTATAAGCCTGTTTATGCTTTATTTTTAGAGTGGCAAGTTTTGAGTAACAAAATTCAAGCTCCTAAATACATTCAATCATTAAGAAGTGAAGATTACATGATTAGTGAAGCGTATAACAACTGTAGATTTATTGGTAAGAATATGCCACATATCGACCCAGTTAAAGAAGTTAAAGCGGTTGTAGAAATGCTTTCAAATGATTTAATTACTAGAGAACAAGCAACCGAATCTTTAAATATGGGAGATTGGTTTGAGAATTTCACTAAGAAGCAAGAAGAAGATAAACTAATACCTAAACCGATTATAGAAGATGGCAACACAAAGAACGCAAGCGGTCAGTAGGACTACAGAATGGAGCGAAAAGAAGCGATACAAGGTAAATGATTCAGAGAATTATAACGGTAATGTTTATCAAAATGTAACTGGTTATAATAGTGAGCCTGGAGTTGGTAATGATTGGATTTTACTTTCTCAATTAGGGATTAAAGATGTTTTTGCTGGCACCAATGTAACCATAGATAAAACAGACCCTTTAAATCCTATTGTTAATGCAAGTGGTGGTGGTGGTTCTGGAACTAAAATTTTTAGTTTGTCGATTCCTAAAGTGACTATAACAAGAAGCGCAACTCCTTTATATTACGCGCAAGGATTAAGTGGCTCAGTACTGTTAAACAACTCCACAGGCTTAAGTGATGGTAGTGTGTTAAATAGTATAGGAGGTATTACAACTACGTTATTTTGCATACCATACGATTGTAAATTACAAATAGTTAGCGCACATTTAAATACTTTGGATTTTGATTTATCTATTTGGAAAAGTGACAATTTTATGAACCCTACAACAAATGCGGTTCGTATTTTTCAAGCGAATACAACAACTGGATTAATTCAAAATTTCGCAGTTGCTTCTATTGATTTACAGCAAGGAAATTTGATACAGCCATTTGTGAAAATAAATACAGGAAGTTCAGGAACTAATTTAGCAGAAATATTTTTAACATTTGAAACATTATAAAACATGAAAACATACAGAGTTTACCCAGGCACAGGATTTTTAATAGGAGAATATACAGTTGGTTCGTTATACATAGACCCATCTTGGACCATGGTAGATGTACAGTTACCACCTAATCACGGATTTATAAAGCCACAATTTAATTTTACATTACAGAAATGGCAAGAGGGGCTTAATCAGTCTGATATTAATGAGTTAAATACGCCTATTTATGAAGAGAAAATAATATATTATTATCAATATTTAATGTTGCGTGCGTTAAGTAGTTCAATGGGTAAGAGTGGAAGTTATGAATATTTACAACTTCAGAAGCAAGAATATGAAATAAAATATTCAGTAGCAAAAGGATTGACAGAAAACACTTTGATTTCAGATGTAATTGAAAAGGAAATGTTGAGAGATTTTCCAGAAGAAAGTTTAAATTCAATATTAACAAGTTACGGAATTACACCAACAGGCACTCATTTAGAAAAAATGTTTCAATTAATTGTGTTCAGATATGAGTATGCAGAATTAAGATATTCTCAATTCAAGGCTTTTATAATTGATTTCAGAGCTAAATGCAGGACATTTGTAGAGCAAAATAACTGGATTAAATTAGATGAGTCTTTTTCTATTGTAGACGCTTTACCAACTGTATTAAATGATACAGAGATTGAGATATTTTATAACCAATTTGATATTTTATAATTATGGAAAAAAGAATCAGAAAGTTAGAAATAATACTATCGTTGTTATTGTTGTTTATTCCTTTAATATTGATTTTATTAGAGGGAAATATAAGGGATAGTATTTCAAATTATGCATATTCTAAATATAATTTTATTTTTACTTCATTACTCACAATTGCGGGTATGATGTTTGTTTTTAATGGCACAGTTCACAATTTTAAATGGTATAATATTATTTTAGGTTGTTCGCTTATTGGAGTAGCAAATACACCTCATTTAGATATGCCTATTTTTCACTACTTATTTGCTGTTATTTTCTTCTTAGGTAGTGTTTGTGTTATGATTATATTTTCAAGTGTTAAACAACGTATTTTTAAGATGTTTTTTGCGTTTATAATATTACTAGGTATGATAGGTTATTTTGTATTTAATTATTATTCTTTATTATGGGCTGAGTGGATATCTATTTTGCCTATATGTATACACTACATAGGAGAATCAACAGGTAAATTAGATTAAAATGGTAAAAAGAGATAAATTAATAAATGATGTTTCTCAATGGAATGAGAAGCACAGATATAAGGTTAATGATTCGGTTGTTTTAAATGGTGTTATATATCAAAATGTAACTGGTTTCAATAGTGAGCCTACAACCTTAACAGATTGGAAAGTTATAGTTGAAGATTTTACAAGTAAACAGGATATATTTGATAGTTACGTGATTGTTGAAACATTAGAACAATTACCAAGTCCAACAGGAAATATAATTACATTAGCTGATAATACAGCTTATTTATTTGTTACAAATATAGACTTAATAGGTAATCGTTTTGTTTGTGGAGAAAACACCGTTATAATGGGTACTAGTTCTGAAAACGTTAGGATTACTAGTACTGGATTACTTGATTATTTAATTACTTCAGAATATTCAATTCCAATAAGAAATATAACTTTTGAGGCTGATAAAGTTTTCGATTTACAAGGTGATGGAGTGACAACTGCAATAGATTGGTTTGCAGTTAATGTGCAAAATTCAAACGAAATAGGTTATATTAAAGATTATTCAAATGTTATTATTAGTGATTCAGCTTTTATAAATTCAGGAAATCTAGTATTTGATGGAACTATCGGAACTATTGGTATTAATGGGAGTATTTTAAGTGTAGCAAATAGTTTAGCAAGTGGTATTACCATTTCAAGTACTTGTACTTTAGCAAGACGATTTAGAGTTACTTATTCAGCTATAATAGTTGGTACTGGTGCAAATGGTTTAGTAGTTGATTTTTCTGCAACAATACCATCAGAGGGGTATATTTTGGATACTGTTAATTTTTCAGGCGCTGGAACTTATTTAAATGGGTTTGATTATACGTTTAATGAGGCTTTATTTGTAAATAACAAAGGGATTCAAAATACTAGAGTTCTTTCAAACATTACAATGAATGGTAACGCAACACCTACAGTTATAGGCGCAACGGACACACCAGTTAAAGTATTGGGAACAACCGTAAATAATACAATTACTCAAAAATTCAACAACTCAGCATCTAATAAAATGGTTTATACTGGTGCATTTACTAGGTTGTTTAAAGTAACTTGCGTGTGTTCAATTGAGAGTACAAATAACAATGTAATAGGTATTTATATAGCTAAAAATGGTATTGTCATAGATTCTAGTGAGGTTTATGGAACTGCAAATGCTTCAAGTAGAGCTGAAAATATAACATGTCAAACGCTTGTAGAGTTAGATTTTGAGGATTTTATAGAAATATATGTTGAGAATTCTACTAACACAAATGATGTAACTGTAACGAGTTTAAATGTGATTATAGATTAATTACTACCTTTGAATATTATTAATTTTAAAAACAAGTATTATGAAGAAAATGATTTTTAATTATTGGGCGTTTTTGATTTGGTTAGTTTCCTTTATTTTGGATTCTAATTACCAAATTTTAGAGAAAATTTTTGTTGATCCGTTTTGGGTGAACATAATTAGAGGATTAGGAGGTGTGGCATTGGCTTATTTTACGGGTAGTAAGCTTAAGAATACATTTAACAAGTCAGTAGACAGAGGAAATGTTTTTGACAAAGTAAGAGCATCTAGTTACAGGGAACCTGAAACAGACGAATCTGATTCAGGAATTGGAGGTGGTGGAATTAAAAACCCAAAAGACCCTAAAAACGGAGGATAGTATGAAAATTTGGCTAATAAAACATTATGTTAAGAAATACATTCATTTAGCTCCAATTATACTTTTAATTATTACAGTACTTTCAAATTTTATAGAGTTTAATTATTTGGTTGTTGGTAATTTATTAGGTTATTCTGTTTTGACAAATTTATTTTTATATTTTCATTTTAATTTTTTTGGTGATTATTGTTGGTTTACCAAAAAAGCACCTTTAGGATTATTAGGAATGAATTTAGTTAATATAATTGGTGGGTATTTGGATTATGGGAATTATGAATTTATATTCACGATTAGTGTTTTTTCAGTAATATTAATTTTACTATTTATTTTTAACCTTAAAAAAGTAGAAAAAACATGATAGCACTACAAACAGTAAGCGACTTGAGAGATGTAATAACTATTAATGACGCAACAGTAACTGGCACTTTAATAGCTATAGTTGTTGCGTTTGCAGTAGCTATTGTATATCTATATAAAAATGTCCAAAATCTTAACAAAGATTATGTACGTAATTATACGGAATTAAATGAAAAATACATTGATGAATTAAGAAAAAATAACGAGATATTACTAAAAGTAAATAATTCATATAATGAATTTGCAAATAGTATGTTGAAAATTTTTAATCAAAATAAGTAAAAAATGATAACAACAAAAGAAGCAATTAAGATATTCGGGAAACCAAATCAGCAAGGGAGTTATTTAACTACAATTCAATTGCCTTTTCCTTTGGTTTTATCATGGGATAAAAAAGTAAAAGTAAATAAAATGCGATGCCATAAGTTAGTAGCTAAAGACTTTTTAAATGCTTTAACTGAAATATTAGAGTGTTATGGTTACGAAAAAATAAAGGAACTAGGAATTGATTTGTTTGGAGGTTGTTTTGCTTTTCGTTCTATGCGTGGTGGTTCAGATTATAGCCGACATTCATGGGGTATTGCAATTGATTTAGACCCTGAAAGAAACCAACTAAGAGAAACAAGTAAAACAGCTAGATTTGCAAGACCAGAATATAAAGACATGATAGATATATTTTACAAGCATGGTTTTGTTTCTTTAGGGCGTGAAAAAAATTATGATTGGATGCATTTTGAACATTCAGGAAAATTTTAAAAATAAATTAATTATATTTGAAGCATGAAAAAAATAATTTTAATGTTAATTCTGATGCTAGGCATTGGGTTAATGAGTTGCTCAAACGAGCAAGAGGATATTAAGAATGATGCTAATTACGAAAATGTAGAATATAAAGGCGTTGTTTACAAGTCTTTGACTGGTTTAGAAGCTGAGAAAGTAATTTCAGTTATAAATGATAGTTGTGAAAGTTGCAAAACCGATTGTCACGCAACAAAAGACGGTTGTAGATGGTTAGTTAATTGTGACGACAATACAAGTTACTACGTTTATAATGTAGCTGGTGGAGGATATTTAATCAGGAAAATTTCTTGGGACCCAACAGAAATATATCCACCATGTTAATGAATAACAAAATATTAAAACCCATTCTATATTTAGGATGGGTTTTTGCGTTTTTATTACTTTGGCTAAATGGTTGCGAAAGTGAAAAACAAACGACTGTTATACCTGAAGTAAAGGGAAATTTTGAGCCTACAAAAGAAATAACACATACAATTATAGATGCTGTTTATTTAGATAAAATAATTAAAACTAAGGATGCTAAACTAATAAACGATATAAGCACATTGTATAACGAAAACGAAGTATTAAAACAGGTATATAGCAACGAAACCGATTCATTGAAAAGAGAGTTAATGTACTTGAAGTCGATACAATTAAATGAATTTTACCATGAATTTAACAACGACACAATTAATATTTTAGTAAAAGGAATTGTTCAAGGAGAAGTGAAAAGCTTACAGCCATTTTACACCATTAAAGAACGCAAGCAAAGTGTAACTATTCCAGTTGTCAAGTTTCGTTTGTTAACTGGTTTTGGAGTAGGTAACTCAATAAATTTCGATAAGCCATTATTTAAAGCTAATCTAGGTTTTCAAAATGCAAAAGGAAATATTTTAAGAGCTAGTTTTGATACTGAAAAAAGATTCATGTTAGAATATGATTTTTCTATTTTCTCAATTAAAAAATAAATTATATATCTTTGTAATAGAAATCTAAAAAATAAATTATGAATTATGGCTTAGCAAAAGAAATATACGGAGTTCCATGGTGTATAGATCAATTATCTTTTCAATCACTTAATGGAGTATTAAAGAACATTCAAAACGGTGTTAAACTTGAAATTCCAGAAATAAAGTATAATAGTATTTCGTTGATGGATTTAAAAGGAAATACAAGGATTATTGAAAACTATTACGATCTTGGAAATAATAACGAGTTTGAAGCAATTGGATTAATTAATTTAAATGGTCCTATTATTAAGAATAGCGGAAGTTCAACTACTGGAACTAAAGAACTATCTGAAAATATGCTTAGAATGTCTCAAGACGATAGAATTAAAGGTTTTATTATTAAAGTTGATTCTGGTGGAGGTTCGAGTAATGCAGTTGAGTTGATGTCTGATACAATTAACGAGGTAAAAAAAACAAAACCAGTTTATTCTTTAATTGAAAAAGGTGGATATGCAGCAAGTGCAGCTTATGGAATTGCAAGCGCTTCAAATAAAATCTATTCAGAGGATGGAATGAGTACAGTAGGTTCTGTAGGTACAATGATTCAATTTAGTGGCAAACCACATGGGAATGTAGACCAAAATGGAGAAAAAGAAATTGTTTTGTATGCTTCAAAATCCACTATGAAAAATAAGGCTTTTAATGAAGCATTGGACAATGATAATTACACACCTTTAATTAATGAATTATTAGACCCAGTAAATGAAAACTTTATTAATTTAGTTCAAACAAATAGACCTTTATTAAAAAACACTAAATTCGACAATGGACATACTTTATTTTCAAAAGATGCAGTAGGCACATTTATAGATGGAATTGCAAGTTTTGATGAGGTGGTTCAAATGGTTTTAAATGATTCAAAAAAAATAGGTTCAACAAATAAAAATAATAGTAATTCAAATTTAAATCAAATGACAAAAGAGGAATTAAGAAGTTCGCACCCAGCAATTTATAATGAAATTTTGCAAGATGGAGCAACAGCCGAAAGGGAACTAGTAGGCTCATGGATGGCATACTCAGCTGTAGACATGGAAACAGTTAAATCAGGTATTGCATCAGGAAAAGCAATTACACCAGCTCAAAGAGAAGAGTTGTTAATCAAACAAGTTAGTTTGAATTCTTTAGAAGCTTTGAAAAATGATAGTGCTGGAAAATTCACTACAAATGCAAGTGGTGGACTTAACCCTAAAGAAACACCTGAGAGTAAAGAGTTAGAAGAAATAACAAAAGGAATTAAATTAGTTTAATATGAGTACTACAGTAACACAAACAAATGTAACTAGAAATCAAAGTACAGCTACATACGAGTCAAATAGACTTATTTTATTTGCTCCAAAATATGGTCCAGAGGTTGTTTATAAAAACACAACAGGTGCAGAGTTAGAAGCGACATCAGGCTTATTAGTTGTTAGAGATGTTTCTACAACAGGGCAATTAAAAAGCGCAACTGCTGCAAATTTAGCAGATGTAGTAGGTGTTTTATTAATAAATGATTCAACTACTTTGGCTATTGATGCAACTGTAAATGCTCAATACTTAATAGGTGGAGAGATAGATGGAAGTCAATTAGTATTACCAGCTACAGTAACACTTGATACAGTAGTAGGAACAACTAAATTTTTAAGAGATGTTCTTTCAGATTTAGGGTTTAAAATTCAAAACATTGTAGAACATTCAAATTTATAAAATATGGCAATAGATATTATTAATCATTCAGCAGTCATAAACCATCAGGTTGCTGTAATGTTAGAAAAAGAACAACCAAAAAGAGCTGGTTTATCTAGTTTTTTCACTAGACAAACAATAGGCACTAATATGGTTTCAACTTTAATTAAGAGAAATCAAAACCTTATATCTTTTGATGTTGTTAATTATGGTGAGGGTAAATTCAATAATGAGTCTAAGATTCAAGAGAATTTCTATAAACCTCCTGTATATGAAGAAAACTATTTTTTTGATGATGATTCTTTGTACATGACTACAGTAGCTAAAGGGTTAATGAATAATGCTCCTGTTAACACTCAAATTGCACAAAAGGCATTAAATCAAATGCGTTTAAATCGTGACATGATCGAGAGATCTGTTAAAAAACAACAATGGGATTTTGCTTCAAGTGGTATTATTGAGCTTAAAAACAATGATAATATTGATTTCAAGAGAGATTCAGCATCAATAGTTGATGTAACTGTAGCATCAGGATATGGGGGCGTTTACTGGAACAACGCATCAACTGCAAAGCCGTTAACGGACTATCAAAAAGTTGGTCAGTATTTAAGAAATCAAGCTTTTTCAACTTCAAAAACATTTTATTCAATAATGAGTAGTTCGACTTTCAATAAGTTAGCTCAAATTGATGAGATAAAAGAAATTTTGAATTCAAGACGTGCAAATAGAGCGGAATTAAATATGCCTGAAATTGATTTAGTTGCTGGTATGGCTTATCAAGGTGTACTTAGTACTACTGATTTTGAGGTTATTTTAGTAACTTATGATGATACATATACTCATCCTGTTACTTTGGTAAGAACTAATTATTTAGATGATAATTTAGTAGTAAATATTCCTACTGATTTTAGTGGTAAAACTATTTTTGCAGCTTTAAAAACAAAAGGAAAAACAAATGTAGGTGTAGAGGCTAATATTCCAGCTTTAATTGAAGCAGAATATAATATGCGCCCATTTTGGGATGACAGAACTTTAACTGGAGGTTTAATGTTGAACTCATCTCCTTTAGTTTTACCTGACGATGTAGACTTAATTCACACAATGCAAGTTCTTACTTAATACTGTTTAGATATGAAAAAATATAAAGTAATTGTAATTAAACATCAATTAAAAAATCAAGTTGTTGCTAAATTTGGAACTATTGTCGATGAAATTCAACTTAATAATAATGCTGATGAATTGGTAAAACAAGGTTTTATTGAGTTGGTTAAAGAGGATTCTGTTAAAGAGGATTCACAAGCTGAAAAAGACAGATTGGCTAAAGAAGCTGCTGCAAAAGCACAAGCTGAAAAAGAAGATTCTAAGCAATTAGAACTTGTAGAAGAAAAAGAAGTAAAAACAGAAACAAAAGTTTCAAAAAAATAAATGTAAATGGGGCGAATACTAGATATAGCACGCAGAGATGCACAGAGATACGTTACAACAGGGGGTTTTGCAGACGAAATAACGTTAACAACCCCAAGCAACGATAAAACTATCACTATATCAGGACTAGCCTCAAAGCATTTTATTAATTTTGATTCTGATGGAAATAGTATCAATTCTAAGAATGCACACATAACAATTTCTGAAACAGTTTTAAAAGATAATTCATATCCAGTTAGAAATGCAAGAGATGAGGTTACTTTAATAAAACATAAAGTAGCTGTAAAAGACTCAACTGGAGATGTAAAGAATTATGTTATTTTAGAGAATTTTCCCGATGAAACATTAGGCTTGATAGTATGCATTTTAGGCGATTATACAATTTAAATTTATGGCATTAATTAACGAAATAATACCTTTACAAGCATTTGAAGTTATCTTAAATAAGGTAGCTTCAATCTTGTTAATAGAAGTGAGTAACCAAATAGCTTTACAAGGTTTAACTGATGAAGTAGGTATTTATACCGAAAGAATGACGCCTTACGATAAATCAGAGGATATAATGATTAATGTAATGTGTTCAGCTTCTAACTTTCAAAACATCACTAAAAAGGATTCTACAGGCTTAACAGATTATTATGTAGATATTTATACTAGAGGTCACGAAACAAGTCTTAAAACAGGCGAAAAAGACACTAGAAATAAGCTTCATTTATACATGGGGCTTTGTCGTTACATATTATCTAGTTCAAAATACAAAACTTTAGATTTTGAACCTGGTTTAGTTGGTGGTGTTTATGTTAATGAAATCCAATTTGATTTAAATTTTGATAATCAAGATGCTTCTTATGTAAGAATGGGAAGATTGACTTTAAATGTTAAGCATATTGAAACTCAGGACATGGATGATGTTATGGAGTTCTTAGGAAATGATACAGTTACTAAATTGTCTAACACAGACAAAGGGCAAAAATTAATTTTTAATACATAATATAATTATGGCAACAATTTCAACAGCCGTTGGACTTGAAAGATTATCAAGGGTAAGCGGTTACAAAATTAAAAAAGGTTTTTTCACAAATGAAACTCCAAATTTACCACAGGTAATAGCAGTGTTTGGTGAAGCTAATACAGCTAATCAAAGCGGCTTAACTACTGCTAAAGTTGAGGTTACAAGCGCACAGGAAGCAGCTGAGCTATTCGGTTATGGTTCTCCTATTCATGCGCAAATGAGAATTTTAAGACCTAAATCGGGAGATGGTGTCGGAGGTATTCCAACTATCGTTTTCCCACAATTAACAGATGTAGCGGCAACTGCTACAGTTAGAGAGTGGACGGTTACAGGCACAGCAACTGCAAACGCAACTCATACAATAGTTGTAAATGGTCGTAGAAGTATCGATTTTCAATCTTATGATTATTCAGTAGTTATTGGAGATACACCTACAATTATAGCTGGTAAAATTAAAGATGCTGTAAATGGTGTTTTAGGTTCCCCAGTTATTGCTTCAAATGTAGCGGGTGTCTTAACCTTAACTACTAAGTGGAAAGGTGGTACAAGTGCTGAATTACATATTGCTATTGATTTTGGAAATAATGCAGCAGGTGTAAGTTATAGTGAAACAGATTCTACAGATGGAGCGGGTGCAGTTTCTTTAGCTGATAGTTTAAGCCAAATTAGCGACGATTGGGATACTATTGTAACTAACCCTTATGGTGATGATAGATTTGCAGAATTAGAGGCTTTTAATGGCATTCCTGATAGCGACAATCCAACAGGAAGATATAACGGTTTAATATTTAAGCCTTTTGTATCCTTATTTGGAAGTACATTTAGCGACAAAGATGATTTAGCTTTGATTACTAATGATGCTGGTAGAATAGAACAAGTTACAAATGTGTTATGTCCAGCTCCAAATTCTAAAGGTTTTAGTTATGAGGCTGCTGCAAATGCTTGTTATTTATTTGCGTTAACAGCACAAAACGAACCTCACAGAGATGTTAATAATAAATCATATCCTGATATGCCTATTCCAGTAGATGGAAATATAGGAGATATGGGAGATTATACTAATCGTGATTTCTTATTGAAAAAAGGGTGTTCAACTGTTTTATTAGAAAATGGAGCTTACAAAATTCAAGACTTTGTAACTACATATCATCCTGATGGAGAAACACCATTACAGTATAATTACGCAAGGAATTTGAATTTAGATTGGAATGTTTCATACGGTTACAGACTTTTGGAAACAAGATTTTTAAAGGATAAAACTTTGATTAATGATAATCAAGTAGTTGATGTAACTGGAACTATCAAACCTAAAGAATGGAAAGCTATTTGTTTTGAATATTTCGATGATTTAGCTAGAAGAGGTTTAATTAATGATCCTGACTTTTCAAAAAACAGTTTAATTGTACAGATTTCAACTATCAATCCGAATAGATTTGAAACGTTCTTCAGATACAAAAGAACTGGTATTGCAAGAATTGAGAGTACAGATGCAGAAGCGGGATTTTAACAATTTAAAAATATAAAGATATGGCATCAAGATTTTTAGCGGGTGATGTTTTCGAGGTTGTATGTCAACACCCGACATTAGGAGAATTCAGATTTCAACCAAAAGCAAATGAAAGTTGTACTTATGACATTGGAGGTGTAAGAGCCAATGATGACGCTTCACAGATTACAGGAGGTGGACAAGCAATATATCAAATGAATAGGGTTAGACCTAGTTTTGAATTACCTATTGCAGTTGATACTTCAACAGGGCTTGAAACTACTAACTTAGTTTCTTTGTCTGCTGATGTAGATGAGGGAACTTGGACAATTGGACTTAATTCAGGGGCAATTTACAAGATGAAAGGTCGACCAGTAGGAGATTTGCAAGTTGATACAAATGCAGCAACCATGACATTAAAGGTTTCTGGAAGTGGTAAAATGGAATTATTATAAAACATTCCCTCAATTAATTTTGGGGGAATTTTAAAGTTTAAATTAAAAAAAGAAAAAATGAAAAAAATAAGCACAGAATTAGCAATAAAAGAATTAGCTGAATATTTATCTAACTTTTCAGATGAATTTGAAGAGTATAAAGTAAAGGATGAAAACGATATTGAAATTGATGAGGTTAAGCCTAATTTAGTTATTAAAATAAAAGATGAATACAAAAAAACATTAAGAGCTTTATCTGATGGTAGATTAACATTTGATAATGATTTAAAGCCTATTTATCAGTTAATTAGTCCTATTAATGTTGGTACTGAATTTGAATTAAACACTATTACTTTTAAGACTAGAATATTACCAACAGTAGGCGCTAATTTAGCAAGGGGAGTTGATTTAAAAAACGATGCATCAACATATTCTTTAGTTGTTATTTGTCATATTATTGGACTCGCTTCTAAAAATGAACTTGATAAATTAAATAAAAGAGATTATGAACTTGCTAGAGAATTAGCAATGGTTTTTATCTAAGGTGGCATATTTTAGACATTGACAACATAATTAAGAGTGTTGTTAGACAATATAAATGGTCACCTGAAGTAATTAAGAAAATGTATTGTGATGATTTCGATTTTGAAGGTTTAGTTTATTGGTACAACGATGCTAAAGAAATATCGGATTCAATGACAAAAAAATAACCTTAACCCCTTAACTTATAATCCTTATAATTAAGGGGTTTTTTAATAAAAAAAGTATATGGCAACAATGAGAATTCCAACGGAATTTACAGCAATTGATAAGTTTACATCGGTTATTAGTAAAATGACTGATTCAACTAATAAGTTTAGCAATACTACTACTGCATCTATTGACAGATTCAATAAAAAAGCTAATAAAGTAGCTGGAAATATGGCAATTGCTGGTAGTGCTATTGTTGGAGGTTTTGGTTTAGCTGTTAATTCTGCTTCTGAATTTGAAACTAAGATGTCTAATGTTAGTACATTGATAGATACTAATGTTGAAGACATGGATAAGATGGGAAAAGATGTTTTAAAGCTTGCAAAAGTCCTGCCAGTACCAATAGATGAGCTTACAAGTTCGCTTTATGATATTCGTTCAGCGGGTATTCCAGCAAAGGATGCAATGGCAGCTTTAGAAACATCAGCAAGATTAGCTAAAGCGGGTTTGTCAACAACAAGTGAGGCTACTAATATCCAAACATCAGCAATGAATGCTTTTGCAAGTGAGGGATTAAGTGCTAATGAAATAGCTAATTTGCTTTTTAAAACTGTAAAAGCTGGAAAAACTAACATGGCCGAATTATCTCAAGCTTTTGGAGCAAATGCGGCTGTTATTCAGAGTTCAGGTGTAAAGTTAGCGGATTTTCAAGCGGCAACTGCTGCATTAACTGTAACAGGAGCACCAGCAAGTCAAGCGCAAAATCAATTAAAAGCTTCAATTGTAGCACTTCAAAAGCCTACAGCAGAAATGACAAAGATTTTTCAAAAGTTAGGTGTAACAAGTGAAAAAGAATTGATTGCAAAAGAGGGTAGTTTAGTAGGTGCTTTTGATGCGGTTAATAAAGCAGGTAAAGGCATGGGGATTAACCTTGCTAAAGCATGGTCAAGTGTTGAGGCTAGTTCTGCTGTAACTGGATTGTTAGGCGCTAATAATGCTACTTATATATCCACATTAAAAGACATGCAAAGCGGTACAGATGAACTAACTACAGCATTTGCAAAACAGCAAGAAACAACTGCATCAAAGGTTCAATTATCTAAAAACAACATGGAAGCTTTGAGTATCACTATAGGTACTCATGTAGCTCCTATTTTAAGTACTTTAATCGATGTTGTAACTCCATTAATTACAGCATTTACAGAATGGGCTAGTAATAACCAAGGAGTAATTAAAACAATTGCAAAAGTAGGTATAGGATTACTTGCATTGAGTGGCATTATTAAAGGTGTTACAATTGCAACATCAATTTACAAAAATGGTTTAATTGCTTATAATTTTGTTCAAGGATTAGTTGCATTTAGTACTGGTGCTTCAAGTGTTAGTATTAATGCTCAAAAAGGTTATATGTTCGCTGCATCAGTTGCAACAAAAGCAATGACAGCATCACAATGGCTTTTAAATGCAGCAATGACAGCAAATCCAATAGGATTAATTATAGTAGGTGTAGTGGCTTTAATTGCGTTGGTAGCTGTTATAATTAATAAATGGAACGAATGGGGCGCTGCTTTGAGTATATTTTTAGGTCCATTGGGTTTAATTATTTCAATTATACAATCATTCCGTACACATTGGGATAGTGTGGTGCAAGCTTTTCAAACTGATGGTATTTTAGGCGGGTTAAAAAGAATAGGTTTAGTTTTATTAGATGCTATTTTAATGCCAGTTCAACAGTTATTAGAGTTATTAGCTAAGATTCCAGGTTTAGGAGATTTGGCAACTGCTGGGGCGGCTAAAATTGGAGAATTAAGACAAAGTTTAGAGTTAGTTCCCGCACCTGAAACTAAACAAGCTCAAAACATACAAAATTCAAGTATTAATGGAAATATTGGTATTAATGTAAGTGCTGATAAAGGATCAAGCGCAAGTGTAGATAGTAGTTTTTCTGGTGGAATTATGCCAAATGTAACAAGCACGCAAGGTGCATTTTAAAATTAATAATTATGTTAACAAAAGATTTATTATTATATGAGAGTGGTTCAGGTGGTCAAATAGCTATTTTAAACAACGATTTAGTATTGAATGAGGTATTATATAATCAATTCTATTTAGCGTTATTTGGTGGTAATTATGAAGCTTCTACAACTGGAAATGAACAAAATGCAAATGGACGAAAAGACTATTGGGCAAATAGTTTAATTTTTGCAGACAATCCAGTTAAGCAGTTTAATAGTCAAACTGAAAGACTACTTGATTCTGTTGTTTTGAATAGTTCTGGTAGGTTAGAAATTGAAAGGGCAGTTAATGAAGATTTAGCCTACTTAAAAACTTTAATGAATTTCACAGTAAACGTGTCTTTTGATGGCTCAAAAAAAGTGGTTATTTTGGTTCAATTTTCAGAAAAAACACAACAAGAAGAAAAGTCATTGCAATTAGTATTTGACAATGCAAAAAAAGAATTAATAATTGAAAGAGTAATATAATGAGAAATATCCCAACTATACAGCAATTAAATGAAACAATTGCTAATGATTTAAAGAGTAAATTAAATCTAAATGATACCGATTTAAAAACTGTTTTAAGTGCTTTTGATGTGGTTTTAAGCGCTCAATTTAAGCTTGTTTATTTGTATTTAGCAGATATTCAAAACAACATATTCCCTGATACAGCAGATACAGAAGCTAATGGAGGTACTTTGGAGCGCTTAGGAAATATGTATATAGGTAGAAATCCAAACCCTGCTACAATTGGAGTTTTTGAAGCTAATGTAAATGGTGTAGGTGGTTCAGTTTTAAGAGCTGGTTTAACATTTAAATCAAACGAAACTGCAAAAAATGCGGGTCAGGTTTATGTTTTAGATGCTGAATATACATTAACTGGAACTTCAGATATAATTGAAATAAGGTCAATAAAAGGCGGTTTAGGTTATGATTTAGATATTGGTAATGAGCTTACAATTACAGAGCCTGTTATAGGTGTTGAAAATACTATTTCAATTTCTAGTATTTTGGAAGAACCAAAAGCGCAAGAAGACACTGAGGATTACAGAAAAGAGGTCTTAGATAGCTTACAACTAGAGCCACAAGGCGGGAGTAAAACAGATTACAGACAATGGGCCAGCGATGCGCAAGGAGTTAGATCTGTTTATCCTTATGTTAGAAATGGTGATGCTGGTTTTGTTGATGTGTATGTAGAAGCTACTGAATTGGATAGTATTGACGGGAATGGAACACCAAGCGCTCAATTATTAATTGATGTTTCTGAAGTTATAGAGTTTGATCCTGATGATACAAAACCATTAAATCAAAGAGGTAGGAGACCAATGCAAGCAGATGTAACTACGATAGCTATTAATTTAGTACCTGTAGATGTTCAAATAACTGGTTTAAATGATAATACTACAGCTATACAAAACGCTATAATTAACAACATGAAAACGTTTTTAAGAAGTGTAAGACCTTATATTACTGGTGCTGATTTGGCTAGAAATAGAAATGATGTATTGTATAATCAAAGGCTTTCAAGTGTTGCAACTGATGTTTTAGATTCAGGTAATTATTTTACTGATTTCGTTATGCAAGTTGATGGAGTAACCGAAAATAGTTACCAGTTTACTTTAGGAAATATACCATATTTAAGAAACGTAACATTTTAATTAAAGATTATGTATCAAGTATTAGAAAACAGCACAATGCATGGAGAAAATACACCATTCGGTAATGGAACTCCTCACAGATACCCAACTAACGGAGAAAGTTTAACAGATTTATTTGCTAATTTAATAACTAAATTATATCCAACTGGAAGAGCTTTTTATATGGAGAAAAATAAGCCTTTTGATTTACTTCATCAGGCTATAAATAGAAGCTTTATAAGAGTAATTGAAGATGCTAGATTAACAGTTGAGGGCGTTATTCCAACTAGTGACGATTTCGGATTAGATGATGCGTTGTTATGGGAATATAGGCTTGGTTTACCAACTAATTTAAGTAATAGCTTAGAACAGCGAAAAGAGGCTATTTTGCGCAAAATGTCTTATCCAAATAACATAAAGGCAAGGCAACATCAATTATTTATTGAAAGTCAATTACAACTTGCTGGATTTGATCTCTATGTTTATGAAAATGTGGCCCCATATAAAACACCTGATGAAATAGCAACTTTAAATTTAGGCACAAGGCAGCATTCAAATGATTTACAACATGGTAACGGTATTAGTCATGGTTCTGCTAATTTTGATGTAATTGCAAATTATGCAGATGTTAATGAAGACTATTCCGTAGGCTCAAATTTATGGGCGACTTTTTTTATAGGTGGTCCAACTTTGGGAAGTATGGCCATCGTGCCACAAAATAGAAGAGTTGAATTCAAAGAGTTAGTTTTGAAATTAAAGCCAGCTCATTTAGTTGCTTTTACTTTTATTAACTTTGTTTAAAATAATTATAATATGAGAAATAAAGGAATACAATCTAACATTGATAATTCTGATTTGGTAAATTTTCCAAATGGAAGAATTAAAAATGATGATGGGTCAGGAAATGGAACATCAGTAAACGAGCAAACTAAAGGAGATTTACATGAGTTCTTTGATAAGATGTTAAGGCTTTACGGAATTGAGCATAATAACTTACCTGAAAGTGAAGCAAATGGATATCAAACTATTGAAGCATTAAGAGCAATAGCGAGTAAGAATGATTTTATTTTAACTATTACAAGTACTACAGGTATTTTAAATGTGCCTGTTAAGCTTGGTAAAATGCTAGATAATGAGCAAATAGTTTGTAAAGTTGCAATTGACAAAACAACTGAGACTGAAATTAAAGGAAGTGATAACAATCAATATGTAGTTACTTATGTGGGTGATTTCAAGGCTAATGAGTATGTAAGGTTAATTAAAACAGGTTCAGGAGTTATAGTTGTTCGTTTAGTTGATTTGGTTAATTTAGATACTGCAGTATCTGAATATTTGTATTTGAAAAAAGCAAACCAAACGCAAGAAGATGCGGGAACAACTGATTTAGTAGCTACTACACCACTAACAAATAAAACTGTTTTTGGAAAACGTGTAAATGATGACACAGAAAGTGCACCTTATTTGGCTACTGCTGGACAAAATGGAATTTATCCAAAGGCTCATTTTAGTATTGTTGCTGGTTTGGGAGCTTCTCCGATTAGAAACGTAGGTTCGTTTAGTGGTTTTGATCCAGGAGTAGGAACGCCTGGAGCATTATATGCAGTAAGTGGAGATATTACAGAAGCTAAAGTATTAACGGTTGTTTCAGGTGTTACTACTGTTGAATGTACAATGTCTAATACAATGGATAGTTCTAGTTATGTAGTTGAAATACATATTGAAAGTCAAAGTACATTTACTCAGGATACAACCATTTATCCAGCATTATTTAAACCAGTTTCAACTACTAAATTTCAAGTAGCAGTTAGGGAGCCAGCGAGTTTTACTCAAAATTTAAAAATGCATTTAATCGTTAGACAATTATAATTATGAAAGTATTAGGAAATTTACCAGTAGTTAAGGATTCAGATGTAAAATACCCTTTTGGTTCTGCAATTCAAAACGAAACAGATACACAAGATGGAACACCAGTCGTTCGTGAGATTTACAACGATGTTCTAATGAATATTTACAAGTTGTTAGAACTTACAGGAGCCACACCAACAGATACAGAAGATAATGATACAACGCAATATCAATTAGTAGAAGCACTAAAAAAATTGCCAAACTCTTTAAATGATATTGAACAAACATTAACTTTAACTGGTGCTGTTTGGTCTATACCTTTTAATATTGATTTTTTGCCGAATAAATACGTATTATTTGCAAGACCTACAGATAACTATGTGAGCGGTACTGTTTACACATTTAAGGGAAGTACAGGCACTATATATAGTTTAACTAGTCAAACTGGATTTAATGCTAGTGATGAGGTTTTAATAGTTATTGATAGTGGTACTGTTAGGGTTTATTCCTTGACATTACTAAATGACATGAATAAAACCTTTACTATTTTCGGTCAGGCTTTAGCTTTCAACGATAGCGCTACGATGCATTATCAAGAGGGCGGGAATATTTTAACTGACTATCCTAGTATTGGTAATTTAGAAAATGTTATTCGTGTTTTAGCGGGTGATGGTACATTTACTGTAAACGACATATTTATTTTGAAAGGTAAGATTCTATGTGTTGTTTATGATCCTACAAACATCACTTATAAGTTTTATTCATTCCCAATAAATGATTTTGCTACTGCTAGTTTGGTTACAGTTGTTAGTGGTTCTATTCCAGTTGGTACAGATAACAATCCTTATTTTTATTGTAATGGTGAAAATATTTACGTTACTAATAAAGGTGGTTCAACTGTTAATGCTTATGAATTTGAGGTATTTAGTTTTGATGAAATCGCTAATGAATTAAATTATTTTTCATTAGTTAATTTAGAAGCTACATTTTCAAGAACTACAAATGCGGTTATTAAAGGAGATAATCTTTATACCTTAATTGGGGGCGATTTTAGGCAGTTTTCTATTAGTGGTGGTACTGTTACTAATTTAGCGACTTACAACGGTGTTATAGGTAATATTTTCAACTTCAACGGGAACGTTTATTTTAGTTCGGGTGAGGTTGCAACTAAATGGACATTATAATGCGTTTAGATGTCAATACAGATGCAACAATTCAATTAACTGCAAAACTGGAAAAGCTGCATAGGTCGGCTTTTCCTAGTGCGGTTAGAAATACTTTAAATGAAACTGCTTTTAATGCTAAAAAAGAAGTGCCTAAACAAGCAAATAAAAACTTTACAGTTAGACAAAAGAACTTATTTACTCGTTTTGTTTTAGTTGATAGAGCTAAAGGATTTAATGTTAACAGTATGAAATCTACAATTGGAGTAGATGCCACTACAAAGAGTAAACTTGCTGATGGATTGGAAAAACAAGAAAAAGGCGGTGTTATTTCTGGAAGAAAACTAATTGCGCATGATAAAGCAAGAGTTTCAAATAGTTCAAAAAAGAAAGTAAGGCAATCTAACTACTTAACCAAAGTAGGGCAAGTAAGCAAAAAGGGAAAAAGAATAAAAGGCAGTAAATACATAATGATTAAGAAGAATGGTAAAGGCACTATTTTTGAAACTAAAAAAGGCAAATTAACACCTATCTATAATGTTAGAAATACAGATAAATCGAAAGTTAAATCAAAACCTTTTATCGAACCTAGTGCGTTAATGGCTTCAAAACAAATGCCCGCTATTTATAGAAAACAAGCAGAATATCAATTTAAAAAATATTTATAATGAGTTGGTTAGAAAAATTAGAAAACAATGTATTTTCAATAAAAACAGGAGATGGGAAAACCTACACTCCACTTTGGAAAGATTCAGAAAAAAGCAAAGAATATAATACAAGCACTTTTGATTTTATAGATGTTTCCGGTTCGTTTATTGAGCGTAAAAAACCAAAGGCGACAAAATACCCGTTAATATTTTGGTTTCAAGGAGATGACAATATAGAACAAACAAGAGCGTTTGAAGTATCTGCTGATGATTCAAGACCATGGGAAGTTAACCACCCTTTTTATGGGTTAATTAAAGGGCAACCTTTGAGCTTAAATATAAATGACAAAGCTTATAACGTGTCTGAAATTTCAGTTGATTTTTGGGAAAGTATAACAGAAGATTATCCACGTGACTTGGTTTCTGTAATTGATGAAACTGCTACTAAAAATAATGTAGTTTTAGAAAACTCAATTACAAGCTATTCAAGCAATAAAGCGGTTTTTAGTAGTGAAGATATAACCAAGAATAAAGAAGCTAATGCGCTTACAAATTCGGCTTTTACAAGTGAGTTACAAGGTGATGATTATGCAGATTATCAGGTAGTATATTCGACTGCACAGAAATCAAATGATAATTTGTTAAATGATCCAAGTCTAGCTATTACAACGTGTCAACAATTGCTTAATTACCCAAGCTTATTGGCATTGCCAGTAGTTCAAAAAGTAAAGGCTTATATTGATGCTTTTAACAACTTAAAAATAGAGTTACAAAGTATTGCAGATAAGTTATTTTTTGAGAGTCAGGCGGGTAGTTGTATAAGTAATTACTGTAATGCATCAGTTAATTACTTGCCTACAGATTATGAAATAAGTATTGATGTTTTTCAAGTAGTTCAAGATTTGATTGATATTTATAACGATTATTTGCAGATATTAGATGATAATTCCGTGAGTATTTACGATGTTAATAATACTTGGCAACCTGATGCAGATTTACAAAACAGCCTTTATAATTTGGTTATGTTTACAATTGGAAATCTTTATAATTTGGCTTTTGATTCAAAGCAAGAAAGAAGTTTTTATACTGATAAAGACACTAATTTAATTCTATTAACTCATGAGTATTTATGTCTTGATGCTGACGATGAGAATATAGAGAAGTTCAGGCAAACAAATAATATAAAATTAGATGAGTTGTTTAACATAAAAAAAGAACGTTTAATAAAATACTATGTATAATGAGAATTAAAATAAATGGAGATTACTATATATTTTATAACGAATTAAGTCTTGATTTAAAACTTGATTCAATAGCGTCTACTTTCTCTTTAAATGCAAAATTTAATCCGGATAATGAAAAACATGTAAAACTATTTAAGCCACTAAATTATAGTAAAGTTGAAATATTTAACGATGCTGAAAATTTGATTTTTACAGGAGTAATAATAAATCATTCTTTTACTTCAGATAGCAAAACTAATTTAGTTGCTTTGTCTGGGTATTCGTTGCCAGGTGTTCTAGAAGACTGTACAACGCCTGTTAAAAATTACCCTTTAGAAAGTATTAATAGAAGCTTAAAGGATATTACAGAGCGTTTATGTGGACTATTTAATATAAAGGTTGTAATTGATGAAAGTGTAGGAAATGATGCAAATAGAGTGTATAAAAAATCAGTTGCTAGTCCAACTGATACAATTAAGAGTTATCTAAGTAAACTTACAAGCCAAAGAAATGTTATTTTAAGCCACGATAACAAAGGAAGAGTAGTCTTATTTAAACCAAATGGAGAAAGCAAACCTAAGTATTCATTTAATAAAGATAATACTTTAAACATGAGCTTAGGGGTTAATGGTCAGGGTTTGCATTCTCTTATTTCAGTAGTTAGACAACCAAGTGCTGAAAATTCAGGCGTAAGTACTCAGGATAGTATTTCAAATCCTTTGGTTCCTATTTTCAGGCCCACAACTAAAGTTCTTAATAGTGGAGAAGATACAGATACTAAGAATGCAGCGGACAACGAACTAGCTACAGAACTAAAGGCAATTACTATAAATGTTAGTTTGGTAGGCTTGTATGATGATATTAGTTCAGGGGATATTATAGAGATTTTGAATAAAGAAATTTTCATTTACAAGAAAACTAATTTCATGGTTTCAAGTGTGAAATTTAATATAACACAATCGGCACAATTAACGAGTTTAAGTTTAGTATTACCCGAAACTTACACAAGTAAAGTGCCTAAAAAAATATTTGATATATGAGTACATTCGCAAAAATAAAAGATACTGTTTTAAGCAGTTTTAAACGTACTTTAAAAGTTGAACAGTTTGGAGTAAAGACAGCTTTAGAAAGTAGCCCTTTTGGAATTGATTCAAGTCCTATAAAAGATATGACTGCTATTTATAGTAATACTTCAAACGATGCAGAAAGTGTTATCTTAGGATACATTAATAACAACCAAATTGCAGAACAAGGAGAAACACGTTTATTCTCTTTAGATAGTTCAGGGGTTTTAAAAGCTTTTATTCATCTTAAAAAAGATGGTGTAATTGAGTTAAATGGAGATTCTAATTTTATGGTTAAATATAATGAGTTAGAAAGCGCACTTAATACACTAGCAACAAATATAAATACAGAGAATACTAAAATATCAGTTGCAATTGGTGCTTTAGGTGGTTCTTATGTTCAAACTCCTATTAGCATAAATATTACACCTGCTAAAAATACAACTATCAAAACAAATTAAAGATGTAGTTTGATTTTGCTTATTTTCAAATTATTTTTCTTTTTTCAAACCTCCAGTAAAATGGGGGTTTTTTGTTATAATTAAAAATATTTTGTAATTTTTTTAAAAAAGATTAGGTTATTTAAAAATATTTTGTAATTTAGCAGAGTCAAATAATTAGAAATAACAATTAAAACAAATCAAAATGGGAACTTTTAAAGTATTAAACATAAAAAAAACTTACACAAATCCAATAACAAATAAAAAAGCAATAGTTGTTAAAGTAATAAAAGAAGGAACTAAAAGAACTTTTTTTTCTGTTCAAAATGAAGAAAGTAAATATATAACTAGAACAATGTTTGCGAGAGAATATGATGCAAATAGATTGGCAAAGCAATACTGTAATGCATAATGAAAATAAAACAAAAGCTAAACTACTTTGGAAGAGATTGCGAAGTAGTTGATTTAAACACAACTCACGTATTTAAAAGATTTTATTGAAAATAATTTATAACACTTAACACAAATATTTTAAACCAATAAATAACAATTAAAAATGAAAAAAATTTTAGAGTGGCTTTTTAAATTCATAGAGAGCCAAAGAATAGAAAGAAAAAAAATAGAAAACATTATTTCACTAAATAAAAAATATGGATATTTAGAAAAAATAGTCCTTTATACGAAAGAAAAAAGAGTTTTAAATATTCTACTAATTAAATTTGATGATATTATTAACGAGGTTAAAAATACAGATGTAAATGAGCATCACAGAGAAAGTTTAATTAAGCTTTGTGAAATTAACAAAGAGATTATAACAATAAAATTAAAATCAATTAATAATTAACTTTAAATAAATAAATTATGAACACAGAAGAAACAACAACGATTAACGGATTAACTTTTTTACAATTTTGCAATGGTCTTTTTGGATTTTTTGTAATCAACAAAAAAACAAGAGAAGAAGTATTTAGATTTGAATTATATCATGCTGGTTTTAGTTTAGCGTATATAAAAGATAATTTTAACTTAGAGCCAAGACCAAAAAAATAACAATTAAAAAACAATTATGAAAACAATTAAATTAATTTTAGTATTACTTGTATCTACTGTATCAGTAGGTCAAGGATTGTATGGAAACGATGATAAACGTTTTACAATTTCAATTAACACAGAGCCAAACGCAATAATCAAGGATGGTTTTAATTTTGGAGCAAACATTGATTATCAGATGGACAACACCTATTTTAAATTAGGTATTTATTCTTTTCCTGATCTTAACAATGTGGGTTACTTCCAGTATCATGGAGCAGTTGGATTTAATAAACACTTAGGAATGTTTGAAGATTCACGTGTTTATGTAGGCGGATTAGTAGGCGTGAATTTCAGAGAGGGTAACAGAAACCCGATTGCTGGAATTGAGGGAGGTTATCAGTACTATTTAACCGAAAGCATCGGTTTAGGATTAATGGCTTCTTATATTTATCGTTCTGATTCGGAGTTTTACGAGGGCGATATGTGGATTTTTAACGGAGGTATTGAAATAATCTTTGTACTTTAAACTAATTAACAATTAAATATTTTACCAATGAAAACAATTTTTACAACAATTTTTTTAGCTATTACAGTAATAGCAGGAGCGCAAAACCTTAATTTATCAGGAAATCATGTGATAGAAAACAGCACGGGTAATTGCTATCCTAAGGAAACTGTAACGATTCACAACCTAAACATGAACGGTGATGCTGTTCTAAACATTTCGGGTGTAGATTTAGTGATTACTGGTAATATGAATGTAAACGGGCACTCGTTAACTATCATTTCATATTGTCCTAATGTGCCTAGTAAAGTTTGCGTTCAAGGTAACTTAAATATACAAAATGGTAACACTGTCAACTATGTAAATTCTCAACTTGATTGCAATAGTTTAGCTATGCCAGTTTTCGACATAAACACAGATTTAAACGAGCCTTTTGTGATTTATAATCTATTAGGGCAAGAAATTAAAAGAGGTGTTACAGACTTGTATATGTATTCTGATTTGCCTAAAAATACGGTTTACATTGTGAGAGTTGAGAGTTACGAACAATTTAAAATAATTATATAATGCAAGAAATCCAAACAATTAGATTAGATGGTTATCCAAAAATCAAAGATTTTTCAAGAATGAAAAAGCCAAGTTTTAAAGTGGATATTAACGATCCAAATTTTGATAAACCAATTATTAACCTTTATAAAAATTATTAATTATGAGTGAAAAACGAAAAAAAGTAAAACTTGATGTAGATCAGTTTATTTTAGATTATTCAAGGCATTCTGGAATAGTAGGCAAAATGAAAGCATACGAAGAGATGAATATAAGCTTTCAAGTTTTTGCTGGTTACGCAAAACAGATGCCGAAAGTGTTTTCTGAAATACATTTAATATGTTTAGAAATGGGAAAAAGTGTAGATAATTATTTACTAATTGAAGAAATTGAAGAAAATGGATAAAGAAATTAGAATCACAAAAACAAGAGGGGTTTGGACTGCTGAATTATGGTCAGAACATGAAGAGCCTTTTATTCCAGGTATGTATTTTGAAGATAATGTAAGTGCTAATGATTATCTGCAATTACAAGTAGAAATAGGAAATAAGAATTGGGTAGACATTTTAAATAAATAATTAAACAAACTATGAGTACTGAATTAAAAAAAATAGACATTTCAAGTATTGACATTTCAAATATTGAATTTACAGGATTTGAAGATTTAAGAAAAGAAATTGTTCAAGTTGTAGCAGATAATCCATTTATTGAGATAATCGATAATGAGAGCTACAATGATGCTAAAAAAAGGCGTACAGCTTTAAGAAGCGCTAGAGTTAAGCCTCAAAACGATGATAAGTTAATTGCTAGTAAGGTTCAAGTAATTAGAAAAACTATCAAGGGCAAAAATGATGAGTTAGTAGAATTAGTTTTACCTCATGAAGAAAAGCAACAAGAAGAGGTTACAAGGTGGGAAAATATCAAAGAAAAAGAGCGTGAAGAAAAAGAGCGCTTAGAACAAGTTAGAGTTGATACAATTAAGGCAAAAATTGAAGAAATTGAAACTCTATGTTACGCAACTATTCAAGCTATCGCGTTTGATAAAATAGAAAACGATAAAAAGTTAATTGAAGCTAAACTAAATACTGATTATGATTTTGAAGAATTCGATTATAGTTTCACATTAGCTAAAACAAGAGTTGAAACTGCTTTAACTGAAAAGATTACTTCTTTACAAAATGCAGAAAATGAGCGTTTAGAAAAGATTAAATTGCAAGCTGAAAAAGATGCAGCCGAAAAAAAGGCAAAGGAATTGCAAGCTCAAATTGATGCTCAAAACGCACAGATTGAAAAGGATAAAAAAGAGCGTGAAGAAGCAGAAAGAAAGTCTAAAGAAGAAGCTGAAAAGAAAGCACGTGAAGAAAAAGAACTAGCTGAAAAAAAGGCAAAGAAAGAAAAGGACAAAGTTTTTGAAATTCGTAAAAATAGGCTTGCTGAAATTGGATTTTTAGATAGAGAGTTAATTTTTGAAAATAAAGAACTTAATATTGAACTTCATCATAGAGCTATTTACAACGCTGATGTTATCGACTTTGAAAATATTTTAACTGATGCTAAAAAGTCTATTCAAGAAGCTAAAGAAAAACTAGAAAAAGAAAAAGAAGAAGCTAGACTAAAAGCTGAACAAGAAGAAAAAGAACGTTTAGAAGCTGAAAGATTAGAAAAAGAAGCAAACGAAAGTTTACAAAAAGATATTGCAGAAAGAAAAGCAAGACTTTCAAATGACAAAGAAATCATTAAGTCTAGTTTAGAAACTTATTTCGCTGATTTGCATTTAGAAACTGAAAATGAAGAAACAAAACAGTTTATTGAAGATGCTAATACTAGTATTCAGGATTTGAAAACAGAATTATTAAATCAATTAGAAAATATTTAACATGTCGAAAGAATTAACAGAAACTCAAAATAAATTTTTATCAATTTCTAAAGTTATTGATAGTGAAATTTCAACAGTTTTAGCATCAAATGCAAACGGATTTCAAAAAGCATTTGTAGTAAGTTCAGCAATTGGAATTATAAAAGAACAACTTACATATGATTATATGCTTCCTATTATGTCGCTTCAAGGTTCTAGTTTAGGATTTAAAACGGACCAAGACACAATTAAAGTAAAAGAGGGTAATAATTGGGTAACAAAAAAAGGTCCAGGTTATCCAGTTGAAATAGTCAAAGAATGTTTAATGGAAGCTACTTTTTTGGGCTTAGAAGTTACAGGAAATCAATTTAATATTATTGGTGGAAATATGTATCCAACACGTGAGGGATTTGGAGCTTTATTAGATAAAATTAAAGGTCTTAAAAAGAATTTTACCTATACTAATATTTCACAGCCAGCGGGTCAAAAAGTAGCAAATGTTAAAGTTCGAATTGATTGGCAATTTGATGGAGAAACACCAAAAAAAGAAACACCAAAAAAGCAAGAGATTGATTTTCCAATTAAATCAAACGATTATACTTCTTATGATGCTTTGATAGGTAAAGCAGAAAGAAAAGCTAAAAGATGGCTTTATAATACAATTAAAGGTACTGATATTATCGATGGAGATGTAAATGAATTGCCAATTATTGAAGCTGAAACAATAATTGATGAGAGATTAAACGAGCTTAAGCGATTATTTAAAGAAACCGAAAGTGTTTTAAGTGATAAAGAAGTAGAAAGATGCAAGGAAGTTATTAATACTGAAGAAATCAACTCATACGACAAAACAATTAAGTTTTTAAAATCAAAATTACCAAAAGATGGAAATTAAAATCAAAAAATTACACAAAGACGCTGTTATACCTACATACGCTAAAGAGGGGGATGCGGGAATGGATTTAACTGCTGTTTCAGAACATAATGACAAAGATGGAAATACAGTATATGGAACTGGTTTGTCTTTTGAAATTCCTAAAGGATATGTTGGATTATTGTTTCCAAGATCAAGTAATTCAAAAACAGATTTAAGACTTACTAATTCAGTTGGTGTTTTAGATAGTGGTTATCGTGGTGAGGTAATGTTTAAGTTTAGAAACGATAATTTTTCTAATATTGATTATGGTCTTAAAAAAGCTTTTATAAACGAAAATGTAAGTTTTGATAATCAATATAACGTAGGAGATAGAATAGGACAATTAATAATAATGCCTTACCCAGAAGTATCATTTATTGAAGTTGAAGAGCTTGAAAGTTCTGAACGTGGTACTGGTGGTTATGGTTCGACGGGAATTTAATTATTATCCAGTAAATAATAACTATGATAGAAAACAAAAAAAGAATTTCAAATTTCACTAGTAGTCAAATGTATAGACTGGTTGGATTAGGAACCAGAAATGCTACTAAAGAAGAAATAGCAGAATTTAAAAAAGAAAATCCTAAATCACAAAAAAAAACTATTAAATGTGAAAATACATTTGATGAAAAAGCATACACTTATATCGAAGAGAAAATATATGAAAAAGCTTTAAAACGTTCAATTGATACTGGTGCCTATTCTCAATCTATGGCATGGGGTAAGTTCCTTGAAAAAAGGGTAAATGATAATTTAGGTATGGAATATTCGTTAATTTCAAAAACTACATTTTCACACCCAAAATATGATTTTTGGACTGGTTCTCCTGATTTTGTAGTGCAAAATATTAAAGATGCTGAACTAAAATGTTATGAACCTAAAAACTTTGCTAGCTATGCAACTGCTTTATTAACTGAAAATACTGAAATAATAAAAGAAAAGCACCCTAAAGAATACTGGCAAATAATTAGTAATTCTATTATTTTAGGAGTTCCAAAAGGCGAAGCAATTTTATATATGCCTTATGAAAGCGAAATGGACGAAGTTAGAGAGCTTGCAGAAAATCCAGAATATTTACAACAAATTGGAATGATGCCTTGGGAAGTTCGATTTATAGTAGAGAAAAGCAACTCACAATTAGCCGTACTTCCAGATGATAGTAGTTTTCCTAACTTAATTAAATTTGAGTTTGATATTCCTGTAAAGGATGCAGAATTTTTAACTAAACGGGTCTTAATGGCTAGTAAAATTTTGAATAATGGAGTATAAAGAATTTTTAGAAAACAAGATAGTAATTGCAGATTCTTTTGGCTATGAAATAGATCAATCAGAAATAAATCCAATTGCTTTACCTCATCAAAAAGATATTATTCAATGGAGTATTTCAGGAGGTAGAAGAGCTATTTTTGCATCATTTGGACTTGGAAAAACTTTAATGCAATTAGAGATAGCTAGGCTTATAATTAAAATAACTGGAAAACCTTTTCTTATTTGTATGCCTTTGGGAGTTATTGGTGAGTTTAAAGATGATAATGAGCTGCTAAATACTGGTTTTGAAGTTAAGTATATAAAAGATAGCGATAGCGTAGAGACTTCTGAATTGGCAATTTATGTTACTAACTATGAAAGAATAAGAAAAGGAGATGTAAAAGCTGAATTTTTTGGAGGTGTTAGTTTTGATGAAGCTAGTATTTTAAGAAATTTAAAAACAGAAACTACTAATTATGTTTTAAAGCATTTTAAAGACGTTAATTATCGCTTTGTAGCTACAGCTACACCAACACCAAATGACTTCATAGAGATACTTAATTATGCAGATTATTTAGGTGTTATTGATAGAGGTCATGCGCTTACAAGGTTCTTTCAAAGAGATTCTACTAAAGCTGGTCATTTAACTTTATATGAAAACAAAAAAGAGGAGTTTTGGAAATGGGTTTCAACTTGGGCGGTTTTTATCAATAAACCATCTGATTTAGGTTATGATGATACTGGTTATAATTTACCAAAATTGAACCTTATTGAAATTGAAATTGATAATACTTCAGATGGAGTTATTACAAATAGAAATGGTGATATTGTCTTAGTCCCAGATTTAACAAAATCTTTAATTGACACCTCAAGGGAAAAATCAAGTTCAATTGACATAAGAGTAAACAAAGCCTTTGAAATTGTAAACGAAAATGAAAATGAAAATTGGATTTTATGGCATCATTTAGAATCTGAAAGAACTGCAATTGAAAAGAAATTTAAAACTAAATTTGATGTAAAATCTGTTTATGGAAGTCAAAAAAACAGTGAAAAAGAAAATTTGTTAATTGATTTTAAACATTCAAAATATCAAATATTAAGTACTAAACCTAAAATAGCTGGTTCAGGTTGTAATTTTCAACATGCTTGCAATAATATGATATTTGTAGGTATTGATTATAAATTTAATGATTTCATTCAGGCTGTACATAGGCTTTACAGATTCAAACAAGATAAAGAGGTAAATGTTTATGTTATATTCACTAATAATGAAAGAGAAGTTTTAAAAACATTAAAAGAAAAGTGGAAAAAACACATTGAACTTCAAACAGAAATGATTAATCTAGTTCGAGAATATGGTTTGAATACCAATAAAATAAAAGCAGACATGAAAAGACAAATTTTTGACAATAGAAGAAGTGCTACAATAGGAGGTGCGACTGTTTTTAATGAAGATACAGTTGCTATTCATAATGAAATGGAAAGTAATTCTACAGATATGATTTTAACCTCTATTCCATTTGGAGATCACTATGAGTATAGCGATAATTATAATGACATGGGTCATAATCATGGAAATGATGAATTTTTTAAACAAATGGATTTTTTAACACCAAATCTTTTAAGAACTTTAAAACCTGGTAAGATTGCAGCAATACACGTTAAAGACCGTATTAGATATAGTTATCAAAACGGAACTTCATTTACTACTATTGACGATTTTAGCGGAAAAACAGTAGCTCATTTTGTTAAGCATGGTTTTTATTTATGTGGTAAAATAACAGTAACTACAGATGTGGTTAGGGAAAATAATCAAACATATAGACTTGGTTGGTCTGAACAATGTAAAGATGCTACTAAAATGGGGGTTGGACTTCCTGAATATATTTTATTGTTCAGAAAAAGACCAAGTGAAATGAATAATGCTTACGCAGATGAACCTTGCGAAAAAACTAAAGAAGAATATACAATTGATAGATGGCAATTAGATGCTCATGCTTACTGGAAAAGTTCAGGCGATAGATTTATGAGTAGTGAAGAGCTTTCAACTGCTGACATGAAAGCAGTATTTAATCGTTGGAGAGAATTTGATAAAAAAAACATTTATAATTTTCAAGAACATTTAAAAGTTTGTAAAGATTTAGAAAATTCAGGTAAATTAAGTCGTTTATTTATGACTATTCCACCTACTTCAAATACAGATATGGTTTGGACAGATGTTAATAGAATGAACACTTTAAATGCAAATCAAGCGAATAGAAAAAAGGAAAAACACATTTGTCCTTTGCAGTTAGATATAATTTCAAGGTTAATTGAACGATTTACAATGAAAGGTGATGTAGTAGATGATCCTTTTGGTGGTTTGTTCTCAACAGCTTATAAAGCTTTAGAGATGGAAAGAAAAGCAATAAGCACAGAATTAAATCCTAATTATTATGACGATGGTTTATTTTATTTAAAATCAATTGAATATAAAATTAATGTACCAACTTTATTTGATATTTTATGAAATTTTTCAAGAAAAAAACTAGAGCTGAAAAAGTTCAAAAAAGAGCTGAGAATGTTTACGCAGAATTAACCTCAACTATAGAATGTGAGTTTACAGAACTTGAAACAGTTCAAATACTTAACGATGTTAGGCGAATGTTAGATAATGGCTTAAATCAAAGAAAAAGTGATTGTATGAGCATTATAACTACTAACAATCAGAAAATAACCGAAATAGAAAAGGCTATAAGTTATTTAGAGTAAATTTTGTATATTTGTATCAGAGTTATCTATGGTGGATTTAACTCAAAGAAAGATATTTATTACCTAAAAGCCTAAGGGAGTAGTTGCCACCATCGACGAAACCTAGGCTTTTTTTATTAATATGAAAAATAATTTTAAAGACACGAATACTATTTTAGTCCAAGGATGGATGATAAATAGTTATAATTTAAGTGGAAATAATTTATTGATTTATGCTTTAATTTATGGATTTTCGCAAGATGGTGAAAGTGAGTTTTTCGGTTCATTAAATTATATTTGTACTGCTGTTAATTGTTCAAAACCTACAGTTATAAAATCACTAAATTTTTTAATTGAAAAAGGTTTAATATTAAAAACTCAAAATTCAATTAATGGAAATACTTTTAGTAAATACAAAACAATTATTAAAAACTTTACACCCTGTAAAGAATCTTTACCAGTAAACAATCTTAATTCTAGTGGTAAAGAATCTTTATCTACTGGTAAAGAATCTTTACATAATAATAATATATATAATAATACTAATAGTAATAAAGAAGAAAAAACTTTTTTTTCAGATTTAAATACATTAGATACTGAAACTAATAAACAACTAAAAAAAGAAAAAAAAGAAAGCGCGCGCGAAAATGAAATTGATTTTACTAAATTATTATCATACTACAATTCTGTATTAAATAAATCATGTAGAGTGTTTCCTGAAAATGTAAAAAAAGCATTTAATCTAAGGGTGAAAGAGGGATATTTAAAAGAAGATATTAAAAAAGTAATTGATAACTCTTTTAATGATGAATTACACAAAGAAAATAATTACAAATATGTTACTTTGGAATTTTTATCACGTCCTAAAATATTTGAAAGATATGCATCAATGGAACACCAAAAACCAATTAAAAAAGAAAAAGGCGGTTTTACTAATTACTAAAAAACTTTGATATTATGATAGATGGATTTGAGATATTAGAACAAAGTAGTTTATCTAATGATATGATTCAGTATTTAAAAAAAGGATCATTGAGAGGTGAGTATTTAGGTTTTCCATCTTTTAATGAAAAATACACAATGGCTTTGCCTGGTTGTACAGATTGGACTGGTTCAGGTGGTTCTGGTAAAAGTGAGTTTTTACTAGAAAACTTAATAAACACTACTTTATTTTACGGATGGAAACACCTACTTTATGTGCCTGATGTTGGAACTAGACAAGAGATAGTGTCGATTTTAATACATAAATTATCAGGCAAAACTTTTGATAAAAGATATAAAAATTTAATTACTGAAGAAGAAGTTTATAAGCATTTACCATGGGTAACTGAGCATTTTAAAATACTTTACAAAAAGGATAAAAAAAAGAAGCTTACACCGTATCAGTTTTGGGATTTATTCATACAAATGCATATTAAAGACCCGATGATTAAAACCTCAACTATTGACAGTTGGAAAGATATGAAAAGGTATGTAGGCAGGGATAATGAGACAATAGGTAGGGATGATTTGTATCTTGAAGATGTTTTAGGTTATAGAAATGATTTGTGTGATTTGTTTGATGTTCATTTTCATATAATTATACACCCATTAAAAACAGAAAAGGACAAAAACGGAAATAGATTACCCGCAAGTCCTTATGATTTAAAAGGAGGTACAACATGGTTTGATGCTGGTAAATGTATGATTACAGTACATAGAGTTGATGGTACAGCAAATGAAGTTCAGGTAATAGTCACAAAGGCTAAACCTGGAACAGTTGCAAGTTTAGGACCTACTACATTTTATTTTGACAGCACATTAAGAAAATACTATTGGGAAGATACTCAAGGCAAACACTACGCTAAAAAGGAAAGGGTAAGTTTAATTGATCGAGTATTTGAGAAAACAAACGATGAATACGAAGATGATTTACCATTTTAAAAAATAGATTATGAAAAAAATAAAAATAGGTTCAGATTTTAGTGGAGTAGAGAAAGTTAAAGTAAAATATTTTGATAAATATTATATTGATAAATTAGGAAATGTTTACAATAAAACAAAAAAATTAAAACCACAACCACGATCTGGTTATTTAAAAGTTTCACTATGTAATAAAGGGATAATTAGCCAAATGTATATACATAGGTTAATTGCTATTACACTTATTCCTAATCCTAATAATTTACCAGAAGTAAATCATATTAACGGCATTAAAACAGACAATAGGTTTGAGAATTTAGAATGGTGTAGCAGGAAAGAAAACGCTAAACATTCTTACGATAATAAACTACAAAAACCACAAAAAGGATCTTCTCATGGTAATTCAAAATTAACAGAGAAAGATGTATTAGAGATTAGGTATAAAAAATCAACAGGGCATTCATTATCGGAATTAAGTAAAGAATATTCACTAGCAATATCAACCACATCACAAATAATAAACAAAAAAAGATGGAAACATATTTAAAAATAGGAAGCGATTGTTCTGGAGTTGGCTCATTTCCACAGGCCATAAGAAGATTAGGATTAAAATATGAAGAAACTTTTTCATGTGATTTTGATTTCTATGCAAGACAAACTTATCTTTTAAACTTCGGAACTGAAGAAGATATTATTTTGTCAAAATCAAAAGAGCATAAGTATTATTGTGATAAAGTAAAAAACATAGCGTTAAAAACAAAATCAGAACCAACAGAGGAAGAAGAAAATATTTTGCTTGAAGCTAACGAATTTGCGAAAAAGTTTTCTTTCTACTATCCATTTAATATGTACCAAAGAGAAATTCCTAATGAACCAAACGATATATATGTTGGGTCTTTTCCTTGTCAATCATTCAGTTTAGCTGGTAAAAGAAAAGGTCAAGAAGATAAACGTGGAATACTTTTTTATAATGGTCACGAATTTATCCAAAAAAACAAACCTCGTTTTTTTATTATAGAAAATGTAAAAGGTCTATTGAGTGATGATTCTGGAAAAACTTTTCAAAGATGGATTGATTTTTTAGGAGGAAAATCGGTTAATGGAAATCCTGTTATTTTCCCACATGAAGAAGCTGCACCTTACCACGTTTATCACCAGGTTCTAAATGCTAAAAACTACGGTATTCCACAAAATAGAGAGCGTATTTTTATAATTGGCATTCGTGATGATGCGGATAATACCTTTAGTTTTCCAAAACCTTTTCCATTAGAAAAAAGATTGAAAGATGTTTTAGAAAGTGAAGTTGATGAAAAGTATTTTTTGAGTGATAAGATGGTTAAAGGATTAATTAATACAGAACATTTAAACTCTAATAGAATAAATAATACTTTAAGAGTTGGCGGTCAAGGTAGTTTAACTAAAAAACATTCGTTTGATATTGTAAAAGTTGGACATATTAATCAAGACACACAAGCATCACAAGTTTATTCAGAATATGGCATTACTCCAAATATATGTGCAGGAACACACGGTTATGCAAATGGATATGTAGAAACTAAAATCGGTACTTGTATAACTCATGAAGATGGTAGAGGATTTCGAGCTACTGAAGATAATAACTGCCCTACTATTCCAGCAAGAGCTAGAGAAGATGGAAGCGGACAGCCTGTTATTAAAGTAGTTGCTTTTGGTAGGTCGGAAGAAGAAAAATTAAGAAGAAAAAAAGTGTTTCAAGAAACTGGAAAGGATTCAGGTAGTTTTAAAGATAAAAATTTAATACTTAAAGATCAAGAATATTATGATACACTTTTAGCTTCTCCAAATCCACAAAAAGAAGGATTAATAATGGTCCCAACCAATAACTCAAAAGGTTATGACATAGCAGAAGAAGAAGAAGAAGATTCTATAAATTTTAGTAATCCAAATTCAGAAACTCGCAGAGGTCGTGTCGGTCACAAAGTAAGTAAAACTTTAGATACTACTTGTAATCAAGGAGTTTATACCCAACAAAAAATAAGAAGATTAACTCCATTGGAAGCTTTTCGTTTGATGGACTTCAATTTTGGAATACTGGGAGTAAAAGACTTTGTTTGGAAAGTTTCAGATTCTCAGGCCTACAAACAAGCAGGAAATAGCATTTGTGTAGGTGTTTTAGTTGAAATAATAAAAAGGCTTAAACTATGAACCTAGAAGAAAACAAATTTAAAATAGAACAAGATTATTTTGAGGCTTTGATAAAATATAAAAATTTAAATTCTAAATCAAACCCTAAATTTGAAGATTCAAGAATTTATTATAATTACATAGTTTCTAAGAGAAATAATTTTACATTTATTGATTTAGCACATGAACTGGCTTACGAGAAAAACCAAGAAGATTTATTAATATTAAACAACACTTTATCAGAATGGATAATTAAATCAGATAAACAAAGCAGTAAAGATAAAATACAAGATTTATTATTTGGTGTTTGGAGGATTTCTAGTTTTGTTACATTTTTCGAAACGGTTGTAAAGCAATCGGTAACTAAATTACATAGTCTTAGGAATGAAAATAATAAAATGGAAAATGAAATTAAACTGTTAGGCTATAAAATTAATCAAAAGGATAATGAAATCAACAGTCTTAAGCAAGAAATCGAATTTATCAAAAGTTCAAAATGATGGAGATAAGAGTTATTATTTATATAAAAATAACATTACTGTTTATCCGATTTACAAGAATGGTAAATTTCAAATTCAAGTTAATAATAATAATCGTTTAAAGACATTTGAAAAGCAGATAAGCCAAAAAGAAATAAATGAATCAATTGCAAAAACAATAAATTATTATTATGAATTATTACAAAATGAAGAACTTAAATTAAAACAAAAATAGAATTATGGACTTAATCAAAGAAATTACAATAAACGATCCACCATCAAAATGGGTTTTGAAGTACAAAAAGCCAAAATTTGATAAACATGGAAAGAAGATTGAAAAGCAGGATTATTATTTAACTGGAAATCTTTTTTATAGTGATAGGACCAGTTTTCATTTAACCAGTAAAATAATTTATGAAACAAAAGAATTTCTTTATTCGCATTTGAAAGGATTGCCAGAATTAGAAAAAATGCGCTTAGATTTTGAATATCACAAACCAACGCATATTGATTTAGATAATAAGGCTAGTTTCTGGGTTAAGATTATGCTAGATATTTTGAAAACACCAAGTCAAAAACAAATTGAAAACGGTATAAAATTCAAGAAGCCAATTATAACTACAAACACCATTCAAGATGACAACACAAAATGCATTACAGAAATTAATCTTAAATTTGTAAAAGCTGAGCATAAGATGATTTTTAGGATTTATGGCAGACCGAAAGTCGAACAAAAGAAAATGGATTTATTTTTTATATAATTAAACATAAATATTATGAATTTCACAAAAGAGAATTTTGAATTAATTGCAATGACAATTAAGAACGGTAAATGTTTACCAAAGTATAACTATAAGCATAGTGATACTGCAGAAAAAGAAACAAGGGAATATATCGTAAAAGTTCCAGTTGCACCTCATCCAGACTTACAAGGTTTATTTTTACAATTACGTGAATATGTAGCTAAAGACCACTACATGGAAACTGACATTGATACTTTGGAGAGAATAGAAATAACTCAGGTTTTAACTGCTGGAAAAGATGAAAACAAAGGAATTAAGATTTTAGGAACTTTAACCACATTGCACGATACTAATGTACCAATTCAAACTGGGTTAATTAGATTTGAGGAAGATATATCAGGTTTTGAGGGGGATTTAGAGACTATTTTCGAAGCAATAGAAAATGAAGCTTTTCTTTACATTTTCAAAAATAAAAGCGCACAGCCTAATTTATTTGAAGTTCAAGATGTGGAGGTGATTGGTTCGGGTTTCCCGCAGATGAGTAAAGTTGTTTAATGTTTAAGATTAAACAATGCTCAAATAAGGACTGCAATAACGATTTTAAGCAATATAATAGCTTAGTTAAATATTGTGGTCCTGAATGTAAAAAAGCTTGCTTAAAACCTAATTTAAAGCTTAAAACTTTTACACCTATTAAAAAGGTTAGTGATAATAGAAAGGTTTTAAATACGATTTACGAAAAAGTAAGGATTGAGGTATTATCTGAGGCTAAGTTTAAATGCTTTATAGATGGCTGCACAAATGTTGCAAATACAGTTGAGCATTTAATGAAGAGAAAAGGTTATGCAGATCAATGGGCGATTGATAACGAAATACCTTTATTAATTGATAAGAGATATTTAAGAGCTTGCTGTTTAGTCCATAATGGAGAGTTAGAAACTAATCCAGAATTATCAAAGAAATATCAATATTCAAATATATCAGGAAAAAAGAAAAGTGAACTTTAAAAAATAATAATAATGGAAGTATCAGGAAAAATAAAGTTTTTAAATATAGACCAAAAAATAACAGAAACTTATACTAAAAGTGATGTCGTAATAACTACAGATGAGCAATACCCGCAACATATTTTCATAGAGTTTGGGGGCCAGAAAAGCGACTTACTCGACCAATGTAAAATTGGAGATAATGTTAATATAAGTATTAACATAAGAGGTCGTGAGTGGACTAACCCACAAGGAGATGTTAAGTATTTTAATTCTATTCAAGGTTGGAGGGTTGAAAAATTAGATGTTCAGAATCCACCATCTCAAGTTAAAAGTGAAGAATTTAAACCGCATAAAACTAATGTTAATGATGATGTTAATGATGATTTACCGTTTTAATATTTTTTTTATTATCTTTGAGTATTAGTATTTCATAGTTTGGTTGGTTATAATGATGGAAACCCGTTCTTTTAGAGCGGGTTTTTTTATGCTTAAAAGTTAATATTTAAAAATATTTTGTAATTTTTTTAAAAAAGATTAGGTTATTTAAAAATATTTTGTAATTTAGCAAAGTCAAAAAGTAATAACAATTAAAAAATTTAAATTATGCAAACAATTGAAGTAAAAGTAAAAATCGGAAAATCAAACACAATCACAAGAATTGTATTTTTACTGAAAGATTTTAAAATGATAGAGGGTAATTTATTACATCTTCATAATGACGAAAGAAGATTTAAAATATCTGACGAACAAGTAAAGCAATTAGTTTTACAGTCTGAAATGGAAATCAAACCAAATCCAAAGCCTTTATTAAATATCACAGAAAAAGTTGAAGAATTAAAGAGAGAGTATTAAATTACTTATTAACCGCACCTAAGCATGTGTTTAAACTGCTTATTTTAACCTAAAAAAATAAATAATTATGGAAAATAAAATTGAAAAAATATTTGATGAAGTATTAAAAGAAAAAAAGTTAAAACAAATAACAAATAGAAAGTTTTTATTTGATGTTTTAAATTTCGGTAAAATAAAATATAAAGATATAGAAATTGATTATTCAAGAAGTAAATCATCTTTTATTGATGTTGAGCCAGACAAATTATTTGAATTTTTGATTGAATTAAGAAGAGTATTAAGAGGCCAGTACCTTTACAAAAACAAATACATAAGAATTATAACATCATCAAAAGTAATTCATAGGTTTATAGCAAATTCTAATATTTTTAAACAAGAATCTGAGTATTTCGACATGTTTCCTAAAGATTATGGTTTTGCTCAAAATTTTATTTTTGAGGATATATGTATAACTATTTTTGATGTGACATATACTAATCCTGAAACAGAAATAACATAATTTTTAATAAATGATAACTCTTTGATTGTGGTTCCAGAATGTTTAGAATCTATTATGGAGTTTGATTGTTTAAAACCAAATTTTGACACTAATAAAATAATAACTATTAACCTAAAAAAAAGCCTATGAGAAAATACGAAGTAGAGTATTATGCTGAGGTTAACGACCAATGCGATGAGTGTTTGACAATTGTAGAATATGAAAACATTATACAGGCAGTAAATGATTTTAAATCTCATTTTAAGAACTGCAAAAGAATAATTAAAATAACTGAAGTTTAAAAACTAAAAATATGTACAGAATTAGCAAAGTAGGTAAGACCTACATAGTAGAAAGTAAAGTAACAAAATGGACTTTATTTGGTTTGAAAACAAAATGGGTAAGAAATTACGATATTGAAGAAACTAGAACGTTTGGAGCGTGTTTACATAATGCTCAAATAGAATTACGAAACGAAATAATTAAAAATTCAAGATAAATGGAAGTAGCAGTAGTAACAGTAGTAGCAATCTTATTTATTGTTTTGTATGACAATTTCAAGATTAGAATTTCGGAACAAAAAAAAGAAGTTCCAAAAGATGTTTTTCTGGACCTGATGGATAATAAATGTAATAATGATTGTGAGAATTGCACATGTAAAAAAACGTATTGCAATTATTGTTTAGAACTAAAGGAGATATCAGGAGACCTTTTTGGATGCAAAAAATGTTTAGAAAAATATAGTTAACATGAATACATCTCATTTAAAAAAAATTAAAAGAACAATTTATTTTTTGCTTAAAAAAGTTGAAATGTTGGAAATTGTATATAAAGAGCATCCGACAAATGAGAACTTAGATAAGTTAAGCCATTTTAATGATAAATTAGATGTTAGAATGGATACATTTTACTCTAGTGTTATAATGTATCTTAAGGAAGAAGATAACGCTTTATTTGAGGTTTATTTAAGCTTCAAAAAAGAACAAGTAAAAAAGGTATTATTGATTAACCTTAAAAAAGAAATCAAAAGAAAAAAAAGTAACGAACCAAGTATTGATTATTATCGTTTTAATATTCATACTGAATTAAAAAAATAGAAATGAAAACAAATTTAAAAAACTTTATAATAATATTTTTAGGATTACAAATAATGATTTATATGTGTTTATAGCAGAAAAAGCCTTAGAGGCAGTATTTGGAGATAATGTTTATGATTTTATTAACAGTAAATTAAAATAACCATGAGTACACCAACACCACCAACAGAAAAGATAAAAAATAACGTTCCAATTGGAAATGATGGACAAGTAAAGGCTTGCGTTATTCAAGCATTAAAAGTTTTGCCTACAGCAAAGGAAGTAGAGCAACTAAAAATAGAACAAGGTTATAAATGGATTACAAGTAACAAGACATCAAAGCTAGTCCACCCAAATAAGGTAAGGAGCTATTTAAAGGATGGATGGCATTTATCGAAGTCTAAAAATTAAATCAATATGAAATAGTTTTAAAACAACATCGAAAAAACAAAACAGTTAAATAAAACTAACTGATCTCTTATGACTTTAGAGTAAAAAGGTTTTGTTTGTTTCCTTTTTTAAGCCTATGCGCTAGGCGTGTAGGCTTTTTTTTAACTTAAAAATAAACAACAAAATGAATAAAACAGTATCAATAAACGGAAGAAAAGCGAAAATTAACTTAGAAGATGGCTTTTTGAGTATTAATTACAGAGGGCATGAGATGAACTTAGAATTAAATGAGTTTAGTGACATATCAGATATAGTTAGTTTGATGTCTGGAAGAACTGAATCAATAAAAGAAAGGGAAGTTGAGAAAAGAAACACTTTAGATAAGTATTTTGATAAAATAAAACAAAACAATTTAAACGATTTAAGAGATGAATTTGCAAAGGCAGCTTTAGGTGGTATAATAGTGAAAGCAGTTAATAACAAAATTATAATTATTGTTAAAGATGCTTATGATATAGCCAACGCAATGCTAGAAGAGAGAAAGAAACACATTAAAAAAGGGTAAAAATGATAGGTTTTAAAAAATTAAAAGGACAAGAATTAGAAGCTTTAAAAGCTGACCATGAGAATCAAGTAGTTTTAGGTTTAAAAATGACATTTGATGAGTATTTTGTTGCAGAATCAACAAAGGAAAGAAGAATGAAAATAGTAAATGACTTAATATTAGAATCTTATAAAGAATTAGATAAAAAAGGGTAATTACCCACAATAATCAAAACCTCAATTAAAAAACTTAAAAGTTGAGGTTTTTAACTAAAAATCAAAATTATGGAAACAACTAAAAGAATAAAATTTTTAAAGAATAAATACAAAGATGCTGATATAGTAGTAAGTGTTCAGGGGGCAATATTTAATATGAAAGATTATGATTTAGATAGTATATTCTATGTGCCTGGACATAATAGTTTTTACATAAAAGATAATGAAGGAACAGCAGATAAAGAGCTATTTAATTGTATATCTGAATACGCAAAAATAATATCATAAATGGCAAATTTTGAAAACGTAGAAGTAGGCACAATAGCTTTAATAAAGCAATTAGAGTGCGGGCGAATAGTTCAGATAGCATTAACAACTCAACAAAGCAGTATGTTGCAGTTCTTTCTTGCTAAATTATCAGAAGAAAATAAATTGATCCAAATGCCTGAACAATACGACCTAGTTTTAAAAAGCAGTTTAAAAAATCAAAAAGTTGTATAAAACCTTAAATAATCAATTAAATGAGTAAAACAGTAGAAACTTTTAAAATGCCATTTAAAACAAAGTTTTTTAATAAAGGACAAAAGGTATTCGTTCTAATTAAAACGGGAAATTTAGCTATAAAAGTAAGAGGTCGATTCAGAGGAAAATATAAACGAATAAACGCATGGTTTAAATATCGTGAAAATGATGCGTGTTTGTTTGATGTAAAAGAAATTGAAATTTCTGAAAAAGATTATAAATCTATTTTTAATATAAATTAATTAAATGATATGAAACAAGAATGTAAAGAGTGTGACTACATGCTTAATTTTGAAAACGTAAATAAGTGGGGATGTATAGAAAAATGCCCTACATGCGGAAAAGATACACAGATATTGAAAGATAATTTAAAAAATAGTAAAGCCTATAATGATGAGGTTAAGAGAATAAAAGGCATAGCAGACAACACATACAAACAGATAAGTGATTTAGTAATGGGATTAGAAAACACTAACGAAAATTTGAAAAGTTGACAAATAATGTAAATAATCAAAATATGGGCTATATAAAACGAAATTGTAATAATTGCGATAAAGAATATCAAGCAGATACAAGAAACACCAAAAGAGGATGGGGTTTGTGTTGTAGTAAGTCATGTGCAGCTAAACTAAGAGAAAAAAGCAAACCTACATACGACAAGGAAACAGTAGAAAGAAATAATAGAATAAGAGCTGGAAAAATGACATCAAAGGATTTCTTAAGCCTACCATCTCATAGACAGTCTTACTTACTAGAGGTAAAAGGTATTTCAATATCTAAAGAAACATTTAAAAATCTTAGCCAATCTGAACAAATCAAATATAATTATAATAAATGGGGTGTTGATGCGCCTAATATAGTAAATGGCTCAGGTTATATAAGTTGCATTACAAGTGAGGGATATAGGGTAATGGATGGGGTAGCTTATGATGAGTGGGATGACGCAGTATATAATACAGATAGAATAGATTTAAGCGCACACCCTCATGATTTAGATTATTAGAAAATCCTAACGAAAATTTGAAAAGTTGAGTAATTGCACACATAATCAAATATATCAGCAGTACATAACCACACTACATATGATAGTATAGCTTCCTACATGGAGCGCATAAGGACTACATAAGACATAATAAAGCTACTTACTACATAACACACCACACGTAATACAATAGAACGATAGAGTAAGGGATAGAGGACAGAGAGACAACGAGATGAAGAAAGAAAAAAAAGTTTTGTTTGTGTTGTTGGTGTGATGAATACGAATAGAGCGTTTATATTAAACGTTTTTGTCATGAGCAGTGTGTATGTATGTCGTAGTGTAGTTCGTGGCTTAAATGGATTAAAAAAGGTACTGTGACGCCTTTTCCTGCTGTACTGCAATATGTTCCGCAC